ACGCGGGCAACTCCGATCATATACCTCAATACCCTGGAAGCCCTCCGGGTATTGGACATTAGAATATGAAGACAAGGCGCGGATTGATCCCAAAAACTATGCATTCATAGAAGCCAGCGCTGAGGATAATATAGAAGTGTTGGGCCGTGATTACCTCGATCGCCTCCGTGCAGAACTCCCCTATCTTGAGTTTCTGGTTGAGGTAATGAATCAGCGCATCCGAAAAATACCGGATGCGTTCTACCATTCCTTCAATCCAGAAAAGCACACCTACACAGGAAAGTACCTATATGTGGGTACGGAACTCCCGGATGAATCCGCGCAGTGATGGGATAAGCACCCTGGTAACATGATCGTGGGAAACGAGGGCGGCCTCATCTACGGCTCCATCGGTGTACGTGCCACCGCGCTGGGTATCCGGGCGATCCATAGACATCATCTGAATGCGGCGGCCATTTCGGAAAGAAATTACATTTTCATGCCGGCGCGGCTCATCGAGGCATTTCTCGAAATTAGCAGGCGGTTTTTCGCCTATCACATAATCTATTTTTTCCTCTAATCCAAATTCCCTCCATTTTGATTCTATGGCTGGAAGGGTGGAGGCAAGCAACTGCCCGTAAGTAATTGCCGTAATAAATCCCCGACTCCGGGGCATCTGTTGCATACAATTGTATTGCTCGAAGGATTCGGTGGTGGTTTTCCCACTACCGCGCCCGCCGAGAAACATTTTGTATGGCTGCTTACACCGAAGGAACTCTTTTTGCTTCGGATTCAGATATATGAGGCGTTGTGACATCTTGATATTCTATTTCGGGTAGGTCGAGGTATTCCTCGTTACGGGGTTGCAAGGCTTTTGGATTGTCGGTTAGGATATATTCCGTATAGACATTTTTCTTTGCCGGGGCGCGGCGTTCTATTTCGGCCATGGCTTTATCGGCGCTTTCCTGACATTTTCGGGCTATATCGAAGTCTCCCGCATCCTCGGCTTTCTGCATGAGTTTCAGGTATCGCTCCCGGCTCATGTGTAATTCGAGTTCAAAGTTCAATTTTGTGAGATCGCCAAAGACCTGGTTCGCTTCTTTCAGCAATAGCCGCGCCTTTAATTCCGTGACTTGAAAAGTATCTTCCAAGTGGCGGATGCGGCTACTTTGGTTGGGGAAATGCAGGATTGCATTCCAAGCGGCTTTTAGTTGGTTGAGCGATTCCTGATCGGTAAGGCTCAATTGCCATTTTGGCTCTACAAGGTGCATATAGATGCGATCCAGCTTGTCAGCGCTGGAAAACTCTTCGAGCGTGTATATGGGTTCGGGCTTAGGCATCTTCCATTGTTTTTAGTTTTTCCTCTGCAATTTCTAATTGCAGACGGAGGGTGTTGAGTCTGTTTTCTTGTTCCCTGACCTTTTCAGGGTCGTGTTTTTTCGCCTCGATCATCCTTTTAGCCTGACTGATGCGGGCGCGGAGGGAGTTGATGTGTTTCCCCAGCGCGACCGGTGTATCCGGGGTGGTATCGGTGGTGGAGGGCAGTGCGCCATAGTCGCGGAAGTATTGCCGCTCGGCGATGGCGGCCAGTATTTCCTTTTCCCAGATACCGCGCACCTGATCGGCGACGCTTGCAAATTGTGCTGCTGAAGTACAAGTATGAAACTGATTGCGCGTTTTGCGGATGTTGGCGTACCCGGCGGCAATTTTCCGGGTGAGCATCCGATCTGTGTCGTTGTCGCTTTCGGGGTCGGCTTCCGGCTCTTGCTTTGCCTTCTGTGCGGGTTCTTTTTTTGGTATTTCCGAAATAACCACTACGGGCGCGGGTTTCGGGATTCTTTTCAGGGCTACGCCCATAAACAGGACATTGCCTGCGGTGTAGCCATTTCGCAGGGCTTTCAGCAGCGGCTCGCGGGGATTTTCCCGCTCTATGCGCTGTAATGCCGTGTTGTATTCCTGCGCGGTCATTGCCCGATGTTGGTTTCGGAGGCTTGTACGCCGCCGGGGTTTTCTGCGAGGGTGGTCATTTCAGCATCGCGGATGCCGTAGTGAATATCTTCCGGCCACTTATTTTCTGCCTTGGCCACATCTACAACGCTATATGAAAAATCGCGGTAAGACGGGGCCGCGATGATGAGGTAGAGCAGGAAGGCGTTGCGGATTTCGGTGCCGCTGGCCAGTTTGCCTTGCGTTTCGATATTGGCCAGCGACGGGTGGATGGCCTGTGCGCTTATGTTCGCGACATTGCTGGCATCATAGAGGGGGAGCAGGGCTTGATCATTCAATTTCCCGTCAAGGGCTTCGATGATGATGCGCTTTTCATATTTCCCGCCGAGGGCCTCGATCATCTCCGATTTGGTTACGATGGTGCGCCCGGTATTTTCCAATCCGGTGAGCACGGCATTTAGATCGTCCACGAACGCCTGCTCTTTTGCCTGGAACCCTTTGATTAGGGCGGCCCGCTCGGTTTCGTCGGTGGTGCGATTCATTGCCTCGTAATCATAGAAATAGTCGTGTGGAATAATTATATTCCAGCGCGGCAACTGTCCGTGGCGCAGGTTGGCCTTATGAAAAAGCGGGATGATGTTGGAGAGTTCGATCCAGTGCCGACCGCCCCAATACGACGGAATTGGATAATAGCCGTCGTTGAATAAGTCCTGACAGAGGGGCAGCACGAATTTGGGCTGGTTGGCCCCTTCCTTATAGACCGGGATGGCGGTGTGCACCTGGTCTTCTTTCGGCACAATGCGCATTTGCGCGGATGTCCAGGCATTGCTCCACCACCATGTGCTTATTTCCGTGCCTGTTTTTTTGCCGGCACGGACGTATTTCATTTCGAGGCTGTTTACCGTAGCGATTTTCCCTGTTTTGTCGCGGATGAACTCCGGCATGGCGATGCCGTGTTTCATCAGTTCCCCGATGAGTTTCCGGTTTGTTTTTTTGAATTTTTGGAAAAAGGGCTTTGCCTCCGCTGGCATGGGGACTTCGTCAATAATGCGCTTCATCTGGCCGCTGCCAGTATCCTCGAAGCGCTCCCTGTAGGCGTACCAGGACTGCCCGCAGATGATGGATACTTTGCGCTCGATGAGAGCCGGAACGATGTTGTTGCCTGTGATGAGTTCCTCCCGGAAGTTTGGGAGGTCGTTTTTTGCGCCCCAGGTGATGATCTCTGCCTTGCCGTTGGGGATGCGCTTCACCTTGCCGACATCGTTGGTGGCATTTGCGGGCATGGCCGACTCGAAGTGGAGCAGGACGCCGCCGCCGGATGCTACGTGGTAGGTGTGTGCGCCGATGCGCCGGGGATCGTTAGATAACTTGTTTTCCATTGTAGCGGATGATATTCCAGATGAAAAGTGTACGGAGTTCCTGTGCGCCGAACTTGGTCATCGGGATGGTGCCGCTTTCCAAGTGTGTTTTGCGCTTGCGCTCAGGTGTGGGCGCGGTGGTGGTGTGGTGGCCCTGTGCGCGTGGGCGCGGCGCACCGTAATAGCCTACGAACTCGGACAATTGGCCTTTGCGCTTACCTTGCCCGACGACATAGATAAGCCGATGGACGCGGTCGCCCCCGCTCGTGAGGTCGAGCAGCATTTGTTCTATGGATATTGCGCCGGAGGCCGGAGTTAAGTGCATGGCCCAAAGGTGTGGGCATTAATTAAGGCAGGGTAGGACACGAAAAAAGCCCTGCCACCGGTGAGGGTGACAGGGCTAATGTTTTATAGGAATTGGGAGGAAACTACTAATTAATAATATTTAAAATCCCCTTCACCTTCTGGCAGCCTTGCCACCAAAATTGCATCAGGGAATTGTATTTTATAATGGGTTTGAATATACGTTTCATCACACTGGCAAGTAAAATACTTTCCATTAACGGTTGTGATCGTGGGGCGGTTCGGCTTGATCCCGGATACTGGCATCATTCCCTCCCACGATTCCCTCATTTTTAAAACCCACTCATAGTGAGTTCTTGAGAAATAGAAGTTTTTGAACTTTTGTTCCTGTTGGCTTTGCCCATTGGCCGGGATTAAATAGCACATTGCTATTACTATCCCCAAAATAATACCTGTTTTTTTCATCTTAAAAATGTGTTTTTGATTTGAAAAATAAATTAACTCATTTCCACCATCTCGGCGGTGTCTTCACAGAGTCCTTTTATGTACTCTGCGACCCACGCAATGGAGGCTATGGGAGTGGGGGATTCTTTGTTTTCTGCGGCTGCTGCGATTAAGGCGGCCATGTGGCCGATTACGAAAATGTTTTTCACGATGGCCCATTGGGCATCATTAAGTTCTTGACTGTTAGTGGTCATAACAAGCAAAGATAAAACACACCGAACCCAAGAGGACCACCCGCTACCTGCCTACGGCAAGGGAAACGGACTCCTGGGTCGGTGCATTATTTTACAAAAAAAAGTGTGTCGAAATTTTCGGCACGGTAACGAGTGGTCGGTGCAAAGATACGTTGTTGTGCGATTTTGTGCAAATTTATTTTTAAAAAAACTATATGCGACGGAACTCGACAAAATCATGGATATTTACCCCATTTTTATAATAAAAAACAGGGTAAATGTTTTGTACTTCGCTAAATTTGGTGATGCAATTATTAGGGTTTGAGAAGTATTGGGTGAAGTATCCTCCTTGTACATTTGAAATTACGGAGCTATGTGGACTATTATTGCTGAGGTTTGTTCCGCTTAGGGTCATTACTATACCATTTTCACATAGAATATGAAAATCCACTAATCCAAAATCATAATAGCCATCACCTCCTGGGACACACAAATATTTTAATCCATTTTTAGCCGCATAGGATTTTATATCTTTATCCGTTAATCCTAACGGATAAAGATTTTTAAATTCATTGATATAAAATTTTATATCAAAAATTAATGATAGCATATAACAAGTAAATATCCCGCATGAATTCGGGATATTTACTATCTGTGAAAATGTTACTATGTCTATTTTTATGTTACTGAAGTCAATTTTATTATTCATCAACGGATTGTATCTTTTAATTCTTTATTAAATCAAATATTTTTGGGTTACTGTTTGCTCCATTTATGAAATCTATTACAAATTCCATTGGGAAAACCTTGCTATCACTTATTTCCTGAATGAAAACAGGAATGGCGTTGTCTCTTTTATGTAAAAAAAAAGAATATTCTTTGCCAGTATCTATGTTTTCAATTGTTATCGTGGCCCCTATGTCATTGCTAATATGAATAGACTTTACAGTGGCTCTTTCAATACGAAAGGGCGTTTTAGGTGGGAAACCAAGGGACTCTGGTTTATATCCTATCCGTAGCGTTTCCCAGAACCAAGGGGAGTCTGATCCGGGTAGTGATTTGTTGCACATAATTTAATCAATTTTTTAACTTATGTGAATAAGGATTGTATTTTTTACCGCTAATTAAAAGCCCCATTAATTCATCACGATCAAAACGGATAGTTTTATCCCCCATACGGAATGGTGTTAATTTCCCTTGTCGTCTCATATTATCAATTGAAGATACGGAGCATTTCATTAATTGCGCGGCTTCTTTTTTGGTTAGATATTGCTCATTATTAAGCAGATCTATGCTCGGCTGTTTGGCTCTCATTTCAACAAAAAAGTTTTGCAGCACTTCGAGTAACATAGATTTTAATTCTTCCGGGGTTATTTGTGTCAGAATGGTCTGTTGCATATTTTATATTTTTTAATGTTAATTAATAAATGCGGCAAAAATAAGGCCATTTTTTAAATCGCCGCATCCGCTCGCACTTGTGTCACCTCGGCGGCAGTATCCTCGAAATCGGTATAGGTCATGCGGGCTTTCACTTCGGTTGGGAAGGCGGATACCACGCGCTCGAATCGGGACACGGCGCGGGTGAATTGTTGCATTTCTGCGTTGCTGCCCGATGCCCCGGCGCTGGCAGCCTGGTATGCTGCGAGGGTGGGGGTAGTGGGCGCGGACACGAGGCCACCGTCGGCGTATTTCCGAAGGCGGCGGCTTTCGAGCCACGCAATCACGGGCGCAGTGTCCGGGTTGCGGGTCATCCAGGCGGGTGCCACGTATTCGTTTTCGTGTACGATACCTGCGGGCCGGAAGCCGGTTTCGTCGGGTAGGCCGTAGCCGCGACCGGTGTAGCCACCGAAGGCGAATTTGGTGGCGGCTATTTTGGCGACGGCAATAGCCGTGCGGATACCGGAACGAATGGCCAGCGGCGTGGCAATTGCCTGCCCACCGGGTGTTAAGGCCCAGGCGGAAAATATCTTCTGTATTTCGGAGATACCGTTTATGATGGTCTGGCCGATCTCCACGGCCTTGATGATGCCTGCATTTTTCTTGCGGGCGGCTTCGTCGCGGCCCAAGATTTCAATGCCGAAGGAAATGGCTTCGTTAAGCGCACCCTGCCGGGCTTCCTCTGCTTGTGCCTTCAGGTCGTTAAGGCGCTTTTCATTTTCGAGCCTGGCTTCCCCGATTTTGGCTTCTATCTTCGCCTTTTCTTCCTCCGTTTTTCGCACGGCATCGGTCTGGATGACGGCGGCGCTGTTGAGGATGTTTAGTTTCTGATCGGCGTGGGCGCGTTGCAGTTCGAGGCTGCGGAGGTTATATTCCTGTTCTGAAATCAGGGCCGCCTCGAATTTTTGGCGCAGGGCGGCCTGTGCGGTGTCGGTGGCAAGGCCCGCAACGCCGAGGCGGTTGGTGGTGTCGTCCTGCCCGCTGGTTACGGTATTGCGGTCAGTATTGCGGGCTATGCCGGGGAGTTCGGGCGCGGCGTTTTTCTTGGCTATGCTCAGGAGGGTATTCTGTATCTGCAAGGCTTCCGCTTCCTGCTCACGGCCAAAACGGCGGTACACGTCCAAGCGACTTTCTAAGGCTGCCGTGTAGATGTCGGATAGTTGTTGCTGGTATTGCTGTTCGGTTGTCTGCCCCTTAATGCGGGCGGCCTCGGCGAGCAGTTCATTCTTTTTCTCATGCGCCTCGATGGCGGCCAGTTGGGCGGCAAATTGTTTCTCTTGCAGATCGGCGGCGGCTTTTCGGCGCTTTTCGGCTTCCTCGGCATCCAAGCCCCCGACGCTACGGGTGCCGGGCTTGGTGGTTGTGCCGGAGGTAGCGGCCTCCGCAGGTGTCTGCGCCAGTACGGCATCCCGCGCTTCGGCGTATGCCTGCCCGACGGATCGGCCAGCCTTGGCGGCCGCTTCGCGGGTACGGATGTCGGCCAACTGTGCCTCCAATTTCCGTTTCGATTCTTCGTCGAAAGTGATGGCGAGTTGGACTTCTTTCGCGAATGCCTGCACCCGGAGCAAGAGGCCGCGAAACTCTAAGGCCATATTTTCAGCGCCTTGTTTCACGCCTGCCACGAAACCAGCCCACGCAGCGGGGAGGTTGAAAATGGCATCGCGCAGGAACCTAAGCGGAGTCAGGAGGGCGGTATCTATGTATTGCCCGACGACGGGTATTTCCCGAAGGTAGTCTATGAAGCGGCCCCACGCGGCGGCGGTGTCGGTAATGACCTGCCACATTTTCAGGGAATAATTCACCACGCCCTGGATGACTAATCCTACTGCTTTCAGTACGCCCGCAAGGATATTCACGACGGTGCTGTATTCGCCGGTGGCGGCTTTCCCGTCCGTGAAAACTTCCACGAGTTTTTCTACGATGGTGATAACGACCTCCGCAGCGGGTTGCAGGCGTTTCAGTCCCTGAGAAATCAAGCCGCCGAGGCTTTCTTTTACTTCGGCAGCACGTTTGGCGAGGTTTTTCAGGGGGCCACCCTCTGCTTTTGCAGCGGCCTGTGCGGCTCCGCCCACCTCGCGCTCAACCTCAGCAAGGATAATAGCCTGCGCCCTGGCTACGTCGTTCATTTCGACCATCGTTTTGATGGTCTTTTTTTGTTCGTCGGAAAAGGTGATCCCGATGCGGGAGAGGGCGGTGATACCCTGGATCGGGTCGTTGAGGGCCTTACCGAGTTGCACGGCGCTGGCGGATACGTCCTGCTGGAATACCGTACTCATGTCCAGGGCTGCCGGGATAGTACGGTCGTAGATTTCGGATTGGATATTGGTGAAGGTGAGCAGCAATTCTTCACCTTTTTTGATCTCGTCGTCGTCGAACAGGGTTATTTTGGCCTGTTCGTTGGCCAGTTCCTGTAACTGGTCTATGGTGCGCCCTACGGCTCCCTCTGTGCTGCGGAGGCGATCTTCAAGGGCTGCGTCGGCAGATGCGCCGGTGTTGAAGTCTTTCACGGCCTCGACCGCGAAATTGAAAAGCCCTTGTATGGAAGCCGCAAATGCCTGCACGGCTGCGAAGGCGATACCGACCTTGCCTATAATGCTACCGAAGATGCCGCCGTCTGCGCCGTTGTCCTTTATGCCGCGACTTGTATCGCGGATTTCTTTCAGTTTGAGGTTCACGCCCTGCAATTCGTTTTGCAGGGATTTGAATTCCGGTGCGCTTTGGGGTATGCGTCGCAGGGCCAGTTCCAACTGCCGCGCCCGTTCCGTAAGTTGGGCGGGGGTGAGTTTGGACAGGTCTATTTTTTCGACGGCCTTGGCGGCAGCCGCGATCTTTGCGAGGTTGGTGGCGACGTTGTTTTCTTCCGCCGCGACTTTTGCGAGCAGGGTGGTGCGTTCCTGTTCGGTGAGGTTGGTACGAGCCAGTTCCTTATTGTATTTTTTGAGGCGCTCTTCAGACGCGGTGATCTCCGCGTTGTATTTTTTCGTTTCGAGCAGTGTCTTGGCTAACTGACGGGATTCGTCGGTAATGAAACTGATTTTGAGTTGTACTTCGTCCTGACGTATAGACATGGCTCGCTGATTTTAAGGTGTTGAAAATCCCGCCTTTATTTCGGCGGCAATAATATCCGGGATATTGGCGGCTACCCGGTTGTATAGTTCTGTCACGCCGGCTTCTTTCGCTTTCGCATACCAGGAGCGACGACGATAAGCCCGCGTTTTTCGGGCGATGGCTACGGCCCACGCCATGCGGTATAGGAGGTCGGCGGGCACGGTTTTCCGCTTGCGGCTTGCAAGAAAACGGGATTGGTATTTTGCCAGTAATCCTTTTTTCTGTATCCATGCCGCGAGGTTGGCAAGGTAATCCGCACCACCGCCGGGTACATTCAGCCGCTTCATCTCCACGTAGCGGCCTTGATTAGCGAAGGCTATTTCTACGATATTGGTGACGGCAGTACCGACGGATGTTTTCGCGGTGTGCTCCAGCGAGGCGATTAACTCCCCGGATGCCTTAATGCCGCGTTTCTCCAAGACTGCCCGGCGCGTAGCAATCCACTCCCGCGCCCATTCGCGGCTTTCGGAATCTATCAGTTCCGTTAGTTGTCGGATTGCGTCGTCGCTCAGGGCCATGTCAATTACAGGTTGCGGTGTAGAGGTCTATTACAATGTCCATCATCCAGCCAAAGGCGTTGTCGCCGCTCCATCGGCGGATGGGGGCGCTTTTCTTTTCGCCGTAGGGCAGCCAGAAGGCTTTCGTCGTGTCTGCGTCGGCTATAATGCGCTGGTAGATGCGACGGATGAGTATCTCCATGTCGCTAAGGGCCGCGTTTTCGTTCGGATAGGTCTGCACGGAAACGTTGGTCATTACGGCGATTTTGAAAACATATCGGGTGACGGGGCTTTAGTCGTCGTTCAGAAAGGAAATCTCCGGCGTATCCACGCGCAGGTGGGGGTACTGGATGCGGTTGGTCTGAATTGACAATTCTTCCTCATCCGCTCCGACGGTTGCCTGTCGCAAGTCCGTCACGACGGCGGGCAATCCCTCGAAATATTGTACTAATTCAATGTAGGTTGTCATGTGCGTGTGCGGGTGATGGGTTGAAACTATGAATACGGTCGCTTTCTATTTTTTTCCGTACCAGGTACACGCATACTTCGTGCAGGCTGGACTGATAGGTTTTCTCCATGTCGCCGAAAATTCCAGACTCTGCTACGGCCTGAAAAATGCCCCACCATCCGAAATTGGGCGTGGTGGCTTCCGGTTGTGGCAGCGGATTGCCGTCTTCGTCTTCGTCGGGCTGCTCGAAAATCCAAGCCCCGTACACCTGTTGCAGGTACACTTTCAGCCCTGACATATAGAGGAGGGCCTGTGTCTGCATTTCTACGGGTGCCGGGCCGTATATTCGGAGGCGTTCCTGTACCTCTGCAATTCCGTGTAGCAACACGCGATTATCTCCCCGCGCCGTGGCGGCTGCGGTATCGGTGTCGCGTTCGCGGTACAGCGTCCAGGTGAGCAGTTCCAACTGCTCTGCATCCTGTGTAGCGGCGTAGCGGGTGTACATATCGTCGGCCAGCGCGAACTCTAAGCAGGAAATATTTTCGCCGTTGGCGGTGGGCAGCAGGAAGTCCGTGCGCCGGTGCCGATATGCTGGGAATGCAATGTCGCTGCACGAGGGTTTCGGCGCGGCCCACCTGAGCACGTTTATGAGGGAGGCGGTATCGGTTTCGGATAATCCTACCCGCCAGCGTGCCGGGATGATGCGGCGCAGGATTGCGTGTGTGGCCGGTAGTTCGGGCATGGATATGCCGATGCGCCACCATGTCAGGCGGTCGGAAGCCGAAACTTCCGACCATGCCTGAGGCAACGACAAAACAAAACGCCGCCGCCAGAGCAGAGTCAGACGGCGGCGTTTTGGTGCAATTATTTCGACGGTTAGCATTATGCTTTTGCTTTTTTCAGGCTCTTTCCGAAGCGTACCCAGTCTTTCGTAGCCAGTTCGGCAGCGCGGAAAACGGTGTAGGTGTTGGCCAGCAGCGTGAAGGCTTCGTTTACTTTCGCCAGCAGGCCCGTTTGTGGGTTCCCGGTACGGAATGCGATCTGTGCGACCACCTCGCGACTTTCCTCAACGCTCAGGTCGAGTAATTCTTCGATAGCAGGGCGGCCTGTCTTTCGGATGCGGTTCAGTGCCGGCGCGACTTGCAGCAGGGTGACTAAGTCTGTCACGCCTATGCCGTCGGATGCAGCATTTGCAACGGATTGTGCGGTGTTGAGGATGTCAACGGCGGTATCTACCAGGTTGGCCGTGCCTAAGTTGTTTGTGTTGTCCATGCGGTTATATTCTTTGCGATTGCGAGTTGCAGTTTTGCAACGTCAATCCTTTTTTTGGAAAAATGATACGTTTTCGGAGCAATCGGTTCTGTGGG